ACACAACGACATGGAAGAGAATAACCCTACTTGGAGAAGCAAGGATGTTGTGATGTTATTGGAGAATGCCCCTGAGCAGCCCAACGACCCCCTGACCCTGGAGGAGCTGCGGGAGATGGATGGAAAGCCCGTCCCTGTTTGGTGTGATAAAGTAAACGGCTATATATTTATCGCGGCAACAAAAACGGAGCCATACAATCAAGTTTGGTTTTTCAACCATAAAGGGCACTGGGATACGGTTTTGTATTACCACACAAAATTTTACCGCCGCAAGCCGGAGGAGGGGACATGAATTCTATCTTGAAATATCCTGGAGCAAAGTGGAATCTGGCAGATTGGATTATCAGCCATTTTCCTCCTCACCACAGCTACTTGGAGCCGTTCTTCGGGAGCGGAGCGGTACTCTTCAGCAAGCAAAGGTCCAACATTGAGACGGTGAACGATCTTGACGGAGATGTTGTAAATCTATTCCAGTGTATCCGGCAGAATCCGGAGAAATTGCAGAAGATGATTTATTACACCCCTTACAGCCGACAAGAATATGAAAAAAGTTATTTGCCGGCACGCTCCGAGGATCCTCTTGATCGTGCCGTCCGATTTCTGGTCCGATGCAATCAGGGATACGGTTTTCGGACCAACGGGAGCCGGGTGGGCTGGAAAAATGACGTACAGGGCCGGGAGCGAGCCTATGCGGCTAAGTATTGGACGGAGCTGCCGACGGTAATCGACCGGGTAGCGGAACGGTTAAGGGGCGTACAGATCGAATGCCGTCCAGCGGCGGAGGTGATTGCCAAATTTAACAGTGAAAATGTCCTAATCTACTGTGACCCTCCCTATGTTCTTTCCTCCCGAAGTTCCGGAAAGCGACAGTACAAGCATGAAATGACGGACGAGGATCACCTGGAGCTGCTGACAGTTCTAAAAAAGCACCGTGGCCCTGTGCTTGTCAGCGGGTACGCCAGTAAGTTGTATGACCGGGAACTGCAAGGATGGTGCAAGGAGACAGCATTCACTACAGACCAGCTGTCCCGTACAAGGCAAGAAGTCCTATGGATGAACTTCGAGCCGGTTGGACAAATGTCTATCGGGACGGATATGGGGCATCAATTTCGAGCGGATCAGCCGTGAGGAGGCGCTTTATGCTGATTGAGAAATCCAAAAGAGAGCAGTCGCAGCTTCTTGAAATTCAGACACTGCTGGGCCCGGACGAGCTCCTGGGCCAGGCGACGGAGGAGTGCTGCGAGCTGGGCCAGGCTCTCCAGAAGCTGCGCCGGGCGCTCAAGGGCACCACTCCCGTGACGGCCGGGCAGGCGAGGGCGAAGATGAACGAGGAGGCCGGGGATGTGCTGCTGCTCCTGGACTGCCTGGAGGATGAGGGCCTGGTGGATCTGGACGCCGCCCGGGAGAGCGCCAGGCGGAAGCTTCAGCGGTGGTATGGGAGGACGTTCGGGAAGGAGGAGGCCTGTGGACAAGCCTGAGAACCGATACAGGAAGGGCACTGTCAAATGGGCGGTGCTTGAGGGGGACTGGGCGGACCTGACGCCCGGCCAGATCGCGGAGGTCCTGGGCGTAAGTTTGTCCGCCGTGAGGACAGCTATCGGGCAGATACGGAGAGAAACCGGCTACGATATCCCACGGGTGGATGGCCGAAAGGCGCTGTGGGGGTATGAATAGCGAGTTCCCGGCAAGGCTGCGAATGCTGCGGGAACGGAAGCGGATGACCCGTAAGGCCTTGGGCGAGTGCTGCGGTCTGAGCAAGGCAGCCATCAGCAAATACGAACGGGGCGAGCGGGAGCCCTCGGCCAGTTCCCTGGAGAAGATCGCAGACTTCTTCGATGTGACCACGGACAGCCTCCTGGGCCGCGAAAAAAATTTTTAGCCGGTAGACAGTTGGGGGCCGGACGGGGAAAACCTGTGCTATACTGGACCCATTTCAAACCAGAAAGGCGGCGGCACAATGGCACGGCCCAGAAGGTTCAAAACGGCGAAGGCCCTGGCCTCCGCCTGGGAGGAGTACAAGGCGTGGTGCAATGACCAGCGGGTCCTGACCCACGATTTCAGCTCCAAAAATTCGGAGTTTGTCAGCGCCCGGCTCAAGCGCTCCGTCACCTGCACCATTGAGGGCTTCTGCGTATGGGTGGGAATGGCCAGGTCGATTTTCTACGAGACGTATGCCGGAGACCCGAAGTTTTCGGACATCGTCACGCGCATGAGGGAGGAGTGCGAGGTGGACGCCCGGATGAAGTTCGAGCTGGGGGTCATCGACCCGAAGCTGGCCCCCCTCTGGATGAGCAGGCACGGGTACAGCACAAAGACCGAGGCCGTCCAGGACACCGTCCGGGAGGACGACCCCATCACCAGGAGCCTGAAGGAGGCGGAGGATGTTCTCAGAAAAACAGCTGCGGGTGCTCCGCTGGCCGTACCGGGAGCCGGAGAAAAGAGCGCTCATCTGTGACGGCGCGGTGCGCTCCGGCAAGACGTCGGTCATGTCGCTGTCGTTTCTGCTGTGGGCCATGGGGCGGTTTGACCAGTGCGCCTTCGCTATCTGCGGCAAGTCCGTGGGCAGCGCAGAGCGGAATATCATTACCCCGCTGCTGTCGGTGCGGTACCTCGAGGACCATTTCTCCCTCCGCTACAGCCGGGGCGAGCACCTGCTGACCGTCCGCCGTGGGCGCCGGGAAAACCGGTTCTACCTCTTCGGCGGGAAGGACGAGAGCAGCTATACCCTCATCCAGGGCATTACCCTGGCGGGGGTGCTGCTCGACGAGGTGGCCCTCATGCCCCGGTCCTTCGTGGAGCAGGCCCTGGCCCGGTGCTCCGTGGAGGGGGCCCGGCTGTGGTTCAACTGCAACCCGGACGTGCCTACCCACTGGTTCCGGCAGGAGTGGATCCTCAAGCTCCGGGCCAAAAACGCCACCCACCTGCATTTCACCATGGACGACAACCCCGGCCTCAGCGAGGAGACACGGGCCATGTACCGGAGCCTCTACGCCGGTGTGTTCAAGCGGAGGTACATCGACGGGGAGTGGACGGCGGGGGACGGGCTGATTTACGATATGTTCGATCCGGAGGCCAACACCTACGATGACAGCGCCCGGCCCAAAGGCCTGCCCTACATCGCCGCCCGGCATATTGCCTGCGACTACGGCACGGCCAATCCTACGGTATTTCTGGACATCTACGACGACGGCGAGACGGTCTGGGTGGACCGGGAGTACCGCTGGGACAGCCGGGACCCAGACGCCACCGGCCTGCGGCAGAAAACCGACGGCGAGTACGCCGATGACATGGAGCGCTTCCTGGGCCCGGATATCCAGTTCCACTGCCCCGTGATTGTGGACCCCTCGGCGGCCAGCTTCATCCAGGAGCTGCGGCGGCGCGGGCTCTATGTCATAGCGGGGGACAACGACGTCATCGACGGCATACGGCGGGTCTCCCAGCTCTTCGCCCGGCGGCGGCTGATGGTCCACCGGGAGCGGTGCCGGGGGCTCATCGGCGAGCTCCAGTCCTACGCCTGGGACACCAAGGCCGCCCGGCAGCTGGGCGTGGAGCGGCCCGTCAAGCAGCAGGACCACGGCCCCGACGCCCTGCGCTACTACGTCAACACAGTCCTGCCCAAGTGGCGGTACGGAGAGGAGGGATAGCATGAGCAAGCGGAGAAGAAAGCCGGCCCCGGAGCCGGTCCGGACTGGGGACGCCTTTTCCAACCCGCTCTTCCGGCTGGGGTACGGCTCCCAGTCCCCGCTGGAGGCCACGGACTACCCTCTGACCCGCATGACGGACAATTACGCTCTGCTCAACTCCCTGTACCGGGACAACTGGGTGGTCCAGAACGTGGTGGGCATCATCCCCGACGACATGACCAAGAAGTGGTTCACCCTTGGCGGAGTGGGCCCCGACCATCTGCGGCAGCTGGAGCAGGCCCAGCGGCGCACGGCCCTCCGGGACCGGGTGAACACCGGCCTCAAGTGGGGGCGGCTATATGGAGGCGCGGCGGGGATCCTGCTCATCCGGGGCCAGGAGGGGATGCTGGACCAGCCCCTGGACCTGGAGCTGGTGCTGCCGGGGACCTTCGCCGGCGTGTACATCGTGGACCGCTGGAGCGGCATCACTCCGGACGCGGAGCTGGTGGAGGACATGGCGGACCCGGACTTCGGGCTCCCGGCATATTACCAGGTCAACAGCCCCGAGGGAGGCATCGTCGCCAGGGTCCACCACTCCCGGGTCATCCGCTTCACGGGCCGGGAGCTGCCCTATCTGGAGAAGCTGGCGGAGATGTACTGGGGCGAGAGCGAGGTGGAAGCCCTCTACCAGGACGTGGTCAAGCACGACAACGTCAGCGCCAATATGGCGGCCCTGACCTTCCGGGCCAATATCGACACCATGGAGGTCGAGAGCCTGGACCAGCTTTTTTCCGTGTCCTCCGGGGCGCAGCAGCGCCGCTTCTGGAACACCATGCAGGCCCAGAGCGTGCTCCGCTCCAACTTCGGGATGCAGCTGGTGAACAAGGGCGACCAGATCAGCAACACCCAGTACACCTTCACCGGCCTCCAGGAGGTCTATGACAGTATGTGCCACGACCTCTCCGGCGCGTCCCGGATCCCCGTGACCAAGCTCTTCGGGCGGTCCCCGGCTGGGATGAACGCCACCGGGGAGAGCGATTTGCGCAACTACTACGACTATGTGGACACTCTCCGGGAGAACGTCCTGCGGCCTCTGCTGGAGCGGGTGCTGCCGGTGCTGTGTATGTCCGCCTGGGGGGCGGTGCCGGAGGACCTGGATATCCAGTTCCCGGCCCTCTGGATGCCGACCCCCAGGGAGCTGGCGGAGATTGCGGAGAAAAAGGCCCTGGCCGTCCGGGACGTTTTCCAGGCGGGGCTGCTGGCTGCGGACACCGCCCAGAGGGAGCTCAAGAAGCTCTCCGACGAAACCGGCCTGTTCGGCAGCATCTCCGACGAGGAGATTGCCGCCAATGCCGGAAAGACGTACCAGGACCTGACAGCCCTGCGTGACCCGCTGGCGGGGCTGGAATACGGGGACCTGGCGCAGTCCGGCGATATCCTGACAGCAGACTACAATCCCCACCACGACCCGTCAAACGGACGCTTTACCAGCGGCGGCGGAAGTGGTACAATGGGAAAAACCAAGTACGCGCCGTCGCCGCAGCGGAGCCATTCCGGGATTCAGCTTAAGCCGAAAACCTATACCCGATTATGCGGGATATTGGGGACAAGATTCCCGGGGACAAAGGCTGGAGAGATCAGAAGAATACAGGATTCCAAGCGTGAATATCTGGTCAAAGCAGACGGATATGGCGGGTTTGAAACAATTAAAATCCAGAAACTGAAGTGAGGAGCCTCGCTATGGAAGAAAAGCTCAGAGCATTTTTAATGCCATACATTGGTCAAGGAGTGCTCAAGAAAGACAAGGTCCTGGAAGAAGATGTAGATAGTCTGGTGCGCTTTGCAGTAAACGATCATGTCGAACAGGAGATCATCGACTACGGCACTGCGCATCCAGAGGTGCCTTTCTGGGACCTGTTCAAGTTGATTCCGCTGCCCACACCGGAGGAATTAGAGACAATGCAGAGGGAGATAGACAACGAACCTGATGACGAGGACTAGCCCATGCCCGCGCTGAACCGTGCCGCAGAAAGCCGGGAGCTTGCGCGGCTGATCCAGGCGTTCCTCCGAGCGGAGACAGATATTGTCAATGAGATCGCCCGCCTGCGCCAACGGGGCCTGGCGGACTACCACGCGGAAGCGGCCCTGGAGCGGGTCCAGGCCATTCTCCGCAAACTGGAGGACGAATCCTGGACCTACGTCCCCCGGATGATTGAGCGGGAGTTCTACGTCCAGCACCCGGAGGCCCGGAAGCCCCTGGACATCCCGGAGACGGCGGCAAAGCACGCTTCCGGCTACGCCAACGCTGCCGCCCTCACCGGCGAGCAGACGGACATTGTCCAGCGGCTGACAATGAACCTCATGGGCGAGATTGACGCCGCTGCGGCCACCGTGACGGCCACGCTGCAAAGCGCCCTGATAGGCCGCGTCGAGCCGGATATCTTCCGTCGTGTGGGCCTGGAGCAGGTCCTGGCCATGGAGGCCACGGGCCGGGGCGCTTACAAGGAGCTCCCGAAGTTCGTGGAAGCCCTTCGGCGGGAGGGCGTCACCGCCTTTATCGACAGGGCGGGGCGGCACTGGAGCCTGTACACCTACGGCAGTATGGTCTTGCGCACCACCACCCGGCAGGCGGAGGTCCTGTCGGTGCTCACCCGGGACCCGGAGCATGACCTCTACAAAATCAGCAGCCACAACACCACCTGCAAAAAATGCGCCCCTCTGGAGGGCCGGGTCTACTCCAGAAGCGGCACGGACCCGGACTTCCCGCCCCTGGCGGCGGCCTTCGGGAAGGTGGACCCGGCGGGGCCCGACACGCTGGCCAACTCCTGGCTGAACATCCACCCGAACTGCCTGCACGTCCTCATTGCCTGGACCCCTGCGGGGCGGAGCGAGGAGGAGCTGCGGAAAATCAAGGCGTTCTCCAGCTTCACCACCAACCCGCCCGACCGGGACCCCCGGACGGAGAAGCAGATCGAGGCCTACCGGCTGAAGGAGCGGGGCCGGGCCAAGTGGCTGGTGGATTACCGCCAGTTCGAGCGGTACCGCCTGACCATCCCAGACGCCACCCCCAAGACCTTCGCCGCGTTCCAGCGGCACAAGCAGGCGGATGATGAGAAGTACAAGGCGTGGGAAAAGGCATATCGGGAAGCAAAACAGCTTGAAAAATACAGCCAAGTGCGGTATCATGAAGATGGAACGATTGTTGTAACGGATGATTGGACAAAGAAAAACCGCCCGAAGCTCAGCAAGAAATATAAGCCCAACGCTGTTGTAGATACCATGTCCCGGGATGGGAAGCAGCATGACCGCACGATATATGATGCCTCAGGGATTATGCAAACGCAGATACACGGCGGCGACCACGGGCATCCCAAGCAGCACCCATTTGGCAAACATGGTGAGCATATTCATGATTATACATGGACTGACCAGGCTAAGCCCGAGCGCCCGGGGCGGGAAGCGACCGCCGAGGAGCGGATATGGCATAAAGATATTTTAGGAGGGGATACAGGTGACGGCTGATAGGTTCAAGGAAATCATGTTGTGCAACGAGCCTGATTTTGGATATCGAGGGGAGAAATATTCTGTTTGCAATCCAAACGGGAAATACTATGTCACCGCCTCCGACAGTCCGGGCGATTTGGATTTGGAGTTTGAGACGCTGGACGAAATGCTTGACCATTGGATGATCCAGGGGAAAACGCTGCGGGAAATCCTGCCTGATATTGATTTGGAGTAATCTCCCATGACAGAAAAAGTAATTCATGCCATTGAAACGCTCCTGGAGCGGGGAGAGCGGGTGGAGCTGTGGAAGGGCGCG